CGATATTCCGCGCGCGAAGCTCTTGCAGATGCTCAAGCCCGTCAAGAAGGAAATCGCCAAGCGCACGATGGCAGGAATGCGCGCCGCCTATACGCAGCTTGTTCAAGCTGTTGAAGCGCAGAATGAAAAGGCGCTGGAAAACGCGATCTACGTCGCGACGCAGGAGCGCACGCGCTACTTCGCCGAGCGTATCGCACGGACGGAGATGGCGCGTGCGTACCACGACGGCTTTCTGGCACGTTGGGATGCCGACGAGAACTGCATCGCCTACCAATGGCGGCTTTCGGGGCGGCATCCCGTCTACGATATATGCGACCTCTACGCCAAAGCGAATCTCTACGGGCTTGGCGCGGGCATCTTCCCCAAGGGCAAAGTGCCGCTGATCCCCGCTCATCCGAACTGCATGTGCTCCCTCAAGCCCGTGATTCGTGGGATGCTCGACAACGAGACGCCGCATGAGCGCATCGAGGATGGTGGCCTGGAATATCTGCGCAGCGTTAATCCGCATCAAAGACGGCTGCTCCTCGGCGTGTACGGAGCAAAGGCTGTGATGGAGGGGAAAGTCAGCTGGACGGAACTTGCGCGGGGCTATGGCGGCAGGAAATTCGTTGGGCGATTCCATGTTGATTCCAAGGGTAGAATGGTTTATAATAAAATTATAGAAAGCGACGGGCGTAAGGCGAGCGTGTTTGTACGAAGCGACGGCAGCATCGTCCTCACGGAAAAGCATGATTTGAATGAACCGTATAGCCCGAGCATGAGAGGTAAGCCGAATGGCGTAGTTCTCTATGGGAGTCCGGGAGAAAGCAAGACACGACAGACTAACATTGCGATTTTCGATGAAAACGGAAAAGGGTTTATCATGTTGCATTATGGGCCGCACGCAAACCCTAAACATCATCCATTTGGCAAGCTGGTTGAAGGTCGAAGAACGGGCTGCCACACGCATACGGTGACTTATGATGGCGGTCGCCCCGACCATTCCAGACCAAGGGAAATGTCGGAGGAAGAAGAGAAGTATTTGAGGAGGTGAGCAACTATGACGGTACAAACGTTTTTGTCGAAATACATGAGTCAAGGCAATGAATTTGCCTATGATGATGGCGTCCTTAATGTCGGCATATATCCATACGCCGACGGGATTGTTTGTTGTCACGGCATCGACGATGAGGGCGTCACTTTCGACACCATCGACGATGTTCTGAACAAGTTCATCATCGACGGCAAGCCGTTCCGCGACATACTCCCAATTCTCGACGACAATTTGCTCTGAACCGCTTACGAAAACGTAGGCGGTTTTTTCATGCCCTCCGTGCTTGACGGCAGGGCATTTTCTATGCGGTGAAAAGAGCCGTGCGCTCATCACAATATATGCACAGGAGGCAAAGAAGATGGAACTGAAAGACGTATTTGCGGCACTGGAGGCTGCAACGGACGGCGCTGCACTCGTGCAGGCAGTCAAGGAGGAGCTTGCGAAGATTCGCAAGGAGGCGGCGGATGCGCGTGTCGCCAAGAACAAAGCGGAAGGCGATCTCGCTGCGCTCAAGACGCAGCATGGGGAGCTGGAGACGAGGCACAAAGAGCTTGAAACGAAGCTCGCGGCATCGGAGGAGAAGGAGACGGGCGCTCAGACGGCGATGCAGAAGCTTGAAGCGCAGATGGCGAAGCTCACGAAGCAGTACGAGGAGGCGGAAGCCGCCCGCAAGAGCGCCGAAGAGAAGCGCGTGCAGGCGGACATCATGGCGCAGACGGTCGACGCGTTCACGAAGAGTAATGCCGTCGACCCGCAGGAGTTTGCAAAGCTCGTCGCGCCGAGCATCAAGGTCGCGGACGACGGTTCGTATCGCTACACGAAAGCGGACGGCACGGAGGGCACCATCGCCGATGGTGCAGCGGAATGGCTCAAGGACAAGGCATGGGCGGTCAAGGACACGCAGCACGCCGGAAGCGGCGACGGGCGCAGCCCCGCAGGCGGCGCAGGAGACACGATGCAGGCGCAGTTTGAGGCGGCGCTTGGCATGTAAGGAGGATATAATTCATGGCAATCAACACGTTGGAAATGGCGAAGATTTTTCAGCAGGCGCTCGACAAGCAGATGCTTGTCGGTGCAACGTCGGGCTGGATGGAGACGAACGCGGCGAACGTCAAGTATAGCGGCGGCGACACGGTGCGCATGCCGGTCATCTCGACGACGGGACTTGCAAAGTATGACCGCGACGAGGGATTCAACCAAGGCGCGGTAACCCTTGCCTACAAGGACTACACGCTCACGCAGGACAGGGGCAGGACGTTCCATCTCGATTCGATGGACGTCGATGAGTCGAACTTCATCGCCTCGGCGGGCAACGTCATGGGCGAGTTCCAGCGCCTGCAGGTCGTGCCTGAAGTCGACGCTTACCGCTACTCGCGCATTGCGGCTCTCGCGAAGGGCGCCGCGCATGAATCTGCGGCATTCACGCCGACGAAGGCAAACATCCTTGAAAAGCTCGATGAGGAGATTACGAACCTGCAGGACATCATCGGCGAAGACGAGTCTCTCGTGCTCATCATGGCGACGCCGATCCGCACGATCCTGAACGGCGCAAAGGATGTGACGAAGTATCTTGACGTCACGCAGTTCAAGGCGGGCGCGATCGATACGAAGGTCAGGACATACAACGAAATCCCGATCCTCTCGGTACCGTCGGCGCGCATGAAGACGGCGTACGTCTTCAACGACGGCAAGACGGTGGGGCAGGAAGCAGGCGGCTTCAAGGCGGATACGGGTGCGAAGCCCATCAACTGGATCCTCATGGTACGCCGTGCGCCTGTCGCCATCTCCAAGACGGACAAGGTGCGTATCTTCGAGCCGAACGTGAACCAGAAGGCGGACGCCTGGAAGCTCGATTACCGCAAGTTTCATGACATCTGGATTCCGAGCAACAAGCTCGCGGGCGTCTGGGTCAACACGGGCGCATAAGGAGGCGCATCATGGAACCGAGATATGTACGGCTGAACGAAGTGCAGTACGCCGCGACGAAAGAGCGGGCAGCTGAACTTTTGGCGCAGGGATTCGTCCTTGCGCCGTTGGAAGAGGAGAAGGAGAAGAAAACTCCTCCGACAGACGATGAACTCGCTTGAGATATTTCGCCGCAACTTGGCGCGCGCCGTTGAGGCGAGCTGCATCGAGGTCGCGCTGACGGCGCAAACGGAGCACCGCTATGAGCAGAAGCAAGGACGGCTCAAGGACGCAGTGCAGACGAAATTCACGATGGGCGGCTTGGTAGGGCGTGTTTACCTCGATACGGGCATCGCCCCTTACGCCGTGCCGATTCACGAGGGCATACGTCCGCACATGATCTTCCCGAAGAGGCGCAAGGTGCTTCGCTGGGTCAAGGGCTCGGATTTCGTCTTTTCCAAGCGTGCGCGTTTTCCCGGCTGGCAGAAAGATCCGTTCCTTTACGATGCGCTGCGGACGAACGAGCAGAAGATCAACGATATTTTTGACCGCTACACGGAGCGGGCAGTGCAGGAGGTGTCCGATGCTTTTAACAGTTGAGGATTTGAAAGGCAAGGATGAGCTTCTGGGCGAATCCGTCACACAGGAGCTCATCGGCGAGGCGGAGGAATATCTGCGCTACCAAGCGGAACGCCTAGGCGTCAGCGCCGGTGACATACGGCCAACGTACTACGTCAAACGCTTCCTCGCGCTGCACGTCTTTCGCGAAGTCTGCATGAGGAAGAGCTTCACGGGCGCGCGGGCGTTCGGTGTCGGCGACATGGGCGAGGGCAAGGACAGCTTTGCCGGCAAGTACGATTTCTACGCGGCTGAGCTGAAGCGGCTTGAAGTCGCCATGACGCAGGCGGCGCTCACGGGCGAGGAAAAGCGCGGCGGCTGCCGAACCGTCGCGCTTTACAGGGGGTGAGGCTATGATTTGGCTCAAGGCGCTCGAAAGCCTGCAAGCCCATTTCATCAAGGCGGCTGTCGCCGATGAGGTGATTCTTGGCGGATACAATCCCGCCAACGTGCGCGCCAAGCCCGACGGCAAAGGTGTTCTGTACTTGATGCGCGACCGTGAGCGCCCGGCAAGCGATGACCTCGTGGAAAGCGTGCGCATCACGCTGACCGTTGATGCTTGGGTGCGCTCAGACAGCAAGGAGATGCATGAAGGCTACGAAGCGCTTGCACGGCTGGAAATGGCGCTCATGGACGCGCTCAAACGATATGCGGCGGATGTGGCATGGGTCGCCGATGGCGTGCAGCTCCTACACCTCAGCATCACGGAGACGGGCGGCGACCGCGACAGTATGCGCCCCTTGGTTGGCAGTCGCTTCACAGTGGAGCTTCTCGTATACGAGGAATAGGAGGAAGATTTTATGGCAACACAACAGGCGCGCGGCTACAAGTCTGCGATGAGCATGGACTTCGAGACGGCATTCGGCGTGCCGCCCGTGACGAAGAAGGGCGTCGTCCTGCCGATGAACAGCAACGAGCTGTCGAAGGCGCAGACGCTCATCGAATCGAATACGATCACGGGCACGCGAAACGATACGCAGCCCGCGCTCGGGCGCGTGAGCGTTGACGGCGACATCGAGATGCCTGCCGATTACGTTGCGTCGGGCTACATGCTCAAGGCTCTCTTCGGCAACCCGAAGACGACGGGAACCGACCCGAACAAGACGCACGTCTTTACGGTCGGCGATACGCAGCCGTCCATCGTCGTGGAAAAGGCGTTTCCCGATCTCAACCGTTATGTGCGCTACCATGGCGTGAAAATCAACACGTTCTCGGTCGACTTTGGACAAGACAAGGAAATGACGTTCAAGTACAGCATCATGGGCGCCTCAAGAGAGCAGGACGGCACGCCATACGATGCGGCGGCAAAGGCGGCGAAGCTCCTGCGCATCGCGCAGAACCACGCCTATGTCAAGATCGATGGCACGGAGAGCCGTATTGTCAAAGAAGGTTCGCTCGAAATCAATGCGAACCTTGACGGCGATCAGTACGTTGTCGGCGGCGGCGGTCTCAGGGGTGATATTCCCGAGGGACTGATGAAGGTTTCGGGCAGCTTGAAGGCGCTCTTTATATCGACCGACTGGATGGACAAGGCAGACACGGGTGCGGCAGTTGCGATGGAAATCGGCTTCAAGCTCGATGAGAATACGCAGCTCGTCTTCGCCATGCCGACGGTGCAGTTCGAACCGTTCGATGCACAGATTTCGGGCCCGGCAGGCGTCGTCGTGGAAGTGAAGTGGCGTGCCTTCTCAGAGGGCGGCAAGAGCATCGTCACGGCGACGCTCAAGAATCAGGAGAAGGAGTATTGAGACTGAAAAGGGATTATACGAGCTTATACGGGATAAATGATTGACAGGAGAGGTGATAAAATCTATAATCTAAGTAGATAAATGCTATATAGTGTATCATTGGAGGTGATTATCGTGGCGGAGATGGTGATTCGGCTGTCTCGGATGGG